GTTTACCGAACTTGAACCACCCAACGCTAATAATGTAACTTCGTAGTCGAACGGCTTCATGGTTGTATATGGATACACCTCTACCGCTGCCGATTCTGGATATTCTTGCTTTTCGTAATCCTTTATTGGTGACATTACAATATCATCTGACTTCATTAAGTAAAATCCGAGCGATGTGTCGGGTGTAATCGTACCTCCGTTTATCTGAAATGATACACTATAATTTCTTGCCATATTCGCCTTAATTTAATAGCCTTACATTAATTGCCTTCGTCCCACCCTGAATCATGCTATCTCTTTGGTTTCCTAAAATATACCCCAAAGATAACACAATTTTTTCAGTATCGGATTTTATGCTATTAATTGTAGCCAAACTCTGTTGTTGCAGAGCAAACATATCCGCAATACTCGTTTTTATCTCTGAACCCTGTGCAAGTATGTTTGTTTGTAACACGGTTTGCTGCACCCATTGCATTAAGCCAGAATTGAGATATCCTCCCATCGTATTAGCTTCGGCTTCGGACATCGATGATACTGCACCTGAAATACCTGTTAGCTTTGAATTGGTAGGGGTGTAGAGACCAGAATCTGACATTCCTTTTAGTATAGCATCAACGGCCGGAACTCCCAGCGTTTTTAATTCTACGCTCCATGTGGCTATCACCCCTGCTATTGCAGCACCTTTTTGTTCTGATGATAACGTTGTGTCATTGTATATATCCTTAATTGACTTTTTTAGTGGATCTAAATACTCTTCAATTATAAAAGATTGAACTAATGATTTTGTAATAGAATTACCCAAATTTTTAAATACTTCATCAATTCCATTAGCTGTATCAACTATTGACCCATAAGACTTCATAAATTCATCTGCCAATCCCGATGCTATCTGTCCGAACATTTCAGTAATAGAATCATCCAACGCTTTCATTGCCTTTTGATATTCTTCTGAATAGGCAATAGCATTTTCAAACCACCGTTTTTGGGTGGCATCCATTTCCGAGCTATATTGGTCGTATATGGCTTTTAGCGATGTTGGGTTTAACGCACCATCAGCTCCGTACAATTCTACACCGAGTTTTTTGGCTGCCGTTGCGAGGGTAGAAGCCCCATCGGCAAAACCTAGGAAATTCATAAATCCGCTCTTATTATCACTTTTAAACGTGAAATCAGAAACAGAATTATAATACGATTTACCTATACCATTGCCTAAATCTAGCGATGAATTTTTAGTATTTTTTATCGTATCATCAAACTTTTTCTTAGCTAAATTTATAGCATCAACCTGACTTGAAACATTATCCCAATAATTAGTCCCAAATAGGCTGCTGCCATCTTTATTGCTGATTAAGTCTTCAATAGCTTGTTTCTGTAATTGGAGCTGAACTTCTTTAAGTTTATTTTTAAGCTCTTCGGTATGAGCAATATCATCAATGATTGCCGTACCGATAGCCATGACGACATCCAGCCCTGCTTTTAAAGGATTATCAGATGCAATATCTTCGCTAACGGTAGACACAAGGCTTGTTATCTGAGATACAGCCTGTCCTAATCCTTCAAGTCCTGTATTCCCAGATACCTTCCCAAGTTTTTCTATTTCTGAACCGACCTGTCCTAAAGAGGTCAATATTTCTTTTGCTGCCTTTTTTAAATCCTCTGTTTTCTGATTAAGATTGTCTGAAAATTCAAGTCCAAACAGTTCTTCAACTTCTTTTATGAAATCATCAAGAGATAATCCTGCCGCTGAAAGTTGCGCCTGAATGTCGGGAGGCAGAATACCAACACCACCAGCTTTAATTTCACCTTGCAGTTTTTTTAGCCGTGCAAGATTATCATTAAGTTGGCTTAGCGACTTCGTGGAAAGGTTGCTTGTTGCATCCTTTCCTAATCCGGCAGATTGCAATTTATCATCAACGTATGTTTTAGCGATGTTTTTGAGCTTTTCTTGTGCAAGTGCTTTTTCGTTACCAAGCGAATTATCAAACGCATTATCGGCAGCCGCTATATCAGCTAAAAATTCTTCATCTGTATAATTTATATCCGTTCTGTGTCGCTCCCTGTAATTAGCAAGTATTTTTTCATGTAACTTATCCTCACTAGCTATCTTAGCCGAAAGATCACTGGATAACTTAGATATATCAAACATTGCGCCCGTACCCAAGAAAGGGGCTTCAAGTTGCATATCTGCGATTTTCTTCTTGAAATCGGCATATTCTGTAATTACCTTTGTATCATAGTCAATTTGTTGGTTTAGAAGTTTTTGTAGTGCGGCAGGCTGATTTTCCATGCCGGCTCCACGCATTCCATTTACAGCCCCCTGTACGCTACTGATATTATTCATGTCAACTCCAAGCCCGTAATCTTTTATTACCTCACCACTGGCATTTTTGACTTTCATCTCTTCGGCCATTGCCTTTTGAATTTCTTCCCGAACACTACCAACTTTCATGCCCATTGACGCGGTGATCTTTCTAGCCAATTCAGGAGTCATATCCAACCCAAGCATTTTTTCATAGAACTCATTCGCCTTTTGAGTCTGCTCGATGTCGGATGACAGTTTATCTAAATTCTCGGTAACAGTACGAGTTAATTCTGAAAAAGTAAAATCGGACTGTTCTTTTAATATATCCCGTGATTTTGCACCAACTGTCTTTTCCAGTGCCACCATATTGGTTTCGGCTACAGCAAAATTCTTGTTCATATTTTCTGGCGTGAACGCAAGAGATAAAGTTTGAGTCCCTTTGACGTTTACTATACTATCCTGAAACATGCCCTTAACCTGTTGTTTGGCAGCTTCGTCTCCAATAAGTTTGCGAAGTTCAAGGTATTTGGCATAAGCATCCCTGACCACTTTTAATTGGTCGGCATAAGCGGCGATACGAGTGTCTACGCCTTTAGGAGCTTTGTCTCCGCCAAGTAAAGTATTCAGTATTTTTTCACTTGCAATTTTTTCTTTTAAGGCAGGAATTGCATCTTTGCTGTAATTATTTCCGGCAAGCACCTCAAGATTATATTTCCTAAGAGTTTCAATGTCCTCTTTTAACTGCTTGCTATTTGCATCCCCTGCTGATAAATCGGTTATAGACTGGTCATCCGCACTGTCAGTTATAGTCTTTATTCCTTTTAAATTATATTTCGTTATCCAACTGTTGTATAATTTCCCAAAATTAGAAATATCCTTTTTTGGCATAATTGTCGGCAATTTGATCCCCAACAATGCGTTAGAGATGTTAAATGCCATAGTAACTCCCGCCTTCTCTTCCTCTTTCGTGGTTTTCAAAAACAATTGTTCACTTTCTATTATACTGGTTTTTAAAAGATTATAGTTAGCTATAGTCAGCCCTTTATTACTTTTTGCCCAGTCTATTGTTTGTTTCTTAGCACCTTCACCAATAGTTTGTACGCTATTTTTGAAATGTGATACAAAGTCATCGGTTTTTGTTTGTAATTCGGACGCTTTTTTTATCGCATCGGTTAAATTAGTTACCAAATATCCATATTGAGTCTTTTCGTTACTTCCTTCTGGAGCTGCTAATGCACGTTTTAAGGATATATTTCGTAAGTGCTCTAATGCATTTTTGTACTTGCCTATGCCTTCGACTCCACTTGCAAATGCTTCTTTATGCGCTTTTAAGTTCGTCTGCAAATCCGATGTAATTATACCATAATCACTCTGGATTTTTCCCATCTGGCTATCCAAATTAGTTATCATGGATGATAGATCGCCCCCGTTTGCGAATGCCCCTCCGCCCCCAAATGCATTTTTAGTGCCCGCATTTGCATTAGTAATTGCAGGAACATATTTTCCGCCATCTTTAACCGATGAGTTTATTTCATCCCAAATCTTTTTAATTTCGGCTAGTCTTGCAGCTTCCGTAGTAAGATTTTTAAGCCTCTCTGCTACTAACGGAATTAATATTTCGTTCTTTTCAGTAATTTGCTGTAACGCTGCGCGGGCAGAGAAAATAGCTTTATTATCTGCACCCGATGATAATCCTTTCTCGACGATATTCTTTACTGAATTATACGCCTCTTTTAGTTCTGTTGTATAAGACAATGCAGCTTTTGCGGTTTCCTCTATTTGTTTCTTGCGTTCTCTTTCAGCCGATGTTAATGACATTACCAATTCGTATCCACCATATATAGCAGCCATTGCTATTGCCATTGGAGCCATAGCGATAACAGTTTCCCAGATTGATGCTGCGAAGTCTTTAATCTGATCTCCGAAAATAGCCAGGCCCCGACCCAAACCACCCATCCTAGTAAACCAAGTAGAAGTGCCTGCTGCTGCGACTAATTCAGCTTCGGTAACTAGGCCAATGCTTATGGCATTTTCTCTATTACCGGCAGACAAAGTTCCAGTTTGAGCTAATAGTAATGTCCTTGTTTTGAATTGCTGAATTTCTGCTGTATTCATCTCCCATAACGACAATTTCTCTGTACCCCTTGCTGTAATTAAACTACCAAGGGATTGATTATACACAAGGGATTGTGCATTGGTTAATCTTTTACCCATAGCTAATGCAACCTCGGATTCTGCTACTTTTCCTGTAGTAACCATTGCTGCCCTTTGCGCTTCTGTAGTTTTCCCAAGATAAACAAGTCTTAGCGCAGATGCCTTTGACAACTTATCAGTAGACATCAATTCAGATATTTGTGCTCCGGTTATACTTTTACCCAGTGTTATTCTAGCAGATTCTACGTCATTCAACGCCATATACCTAGACTGCACCCTTAGTAACGATGCTTGTTTTGCATTATCAGAACCAATGGACTCCAGCATTCTTGCATTCGATTCACCAAGTACGGTATTATATGCCATCATTGACAACTTTGAAACACCATAAGCAACCCCCGCAGTAGTTATAACATTCCCAACAGTTTCCCAATTCGCCATCAAATCCTTCATGCCATCTACGGTGGATTTCAATGGAGCCATGTTGGCATTACCCACTTCCATGAACATTTTTTGGTAGGCATCAACCAAGTTGGATAAAGACCCTTTTAATGTTCGAGATTGAATTTCCTGCATGTTAAAAAATACACCACCCGCATTGGTCATAGCCTCAAATACGGCTTTTACATCACCAAATTTAATCAATCGTTGAGTAACCATTTTGAATACATCCCCAGTAGACACAGCTTTTCCTTGCAGGATAGTAAACCTATCTGCAAGCATTTGTAACATCGGAATACCTGCGTATGTAAATTGCCGGAGTTCTTTTCCATTTAGGACTGTACCTGCCTTTACTTGACCATAAGCCAATACGATTTGAGACATATCCGTACCTACACCTGCAGAAACGTCCGCCAGTCGTTTTGTAGTTTCAAATAATTGGTCAGTTTCAATTCTAAACCCGGCAAGCTCTTTGGTGTATTTCACCAAATCCATTATTTGAAATGGAGATTTCAACCCAAGTTCAACATCCTGTGAGAATAATTTATCAGCAGCCTGTTTATTTTGAATGATTGCACCAAGAGCTACTTTCTGCATTTCAAATTCAGCGGTAACTTTGATTATATTCTGCCCAAGATTGAATGCGCCCATTACCGAAACATAGTTCATAGCCATTTGAGAAAGTCCATTAAGAACACCTCGCTGAGCTTGATACATTTTGTTCTGGGTATTAACGGCAGATATACCTCGTTGTTTCGCACGTTCAAGTGCTATTTCAGCCTTTTCAGCGTTGGCGGAGGCAATTCTACCTTTATCAGTAGCGATAGCATTAGCATTGATGGCTTTGGTTGTGGCGGCAAGTGCGACAGCCTTTGCCTTTTCATTGGCGATCATCATTCTGGCATCGGCCGGAGAACCTGGTTT